TGCCGTCGAACGAGGAAATAAAGGAGTGGTTGAATTCGCCGATTCCTTCCCCGGAACGTTCATCTTTTCCGGAGCTAACATGCTCAGAAACTCTCTTTCCCTTAAGCCCCCCGTGGAACGTCCATCTATTAGATGTAGGTGGATATTTGGACCACCTGGAGTTGGAAAATCAAGATTCGCCCATGAAGAACTCCCAGATGCATATGTGAAGGAACCAAGAACGAAGTGGTGGAATGGTTATATGTGTGAAAAAGATGTAATAATAGATGATTTCGGTCCTAATGGTATTGATATAAACCATTTACTTAGATGGTTTGATCGTTATAAATGTTTAGTTGAAAATAAAGGAGGAATGATTGCATTGTATGCTGACAATTTCATTGTCACAAGCAACTTCCATCCTCGTGATTTATTTAAATGGGGAGATGAGGTCAACCCTCAACTTCCCGCTCTTGTAAGAAGGATTGAATTAATAGAAATGAAAGATTAATTTATTTCTGATGGAGCGAAGCGACGCGCACTCTTGGCGTAGCCATACGGGGACGCAGCCGAAGGCGAAGGCAGCGCCAAGGGCGAGTGCCACGTAAGTGGCATCGAGCCCGAGTCTGGTGTGCCGGCGAAGCCGGCCAAAGTCTATAAATACTCCGTCACCCCCATACATAACTATAGATTCATTCCGCGCTCTCTTGTGAAAGAGAGTAAGATGGCTCGTACTATGCAAACTCGGAAGAGATCAGGTGGTTTTCTCAGACCTCTTGCAAAAAGGTCGAGGCCAATACCACGACGTAGATTTAAAAGAAGAACATCAAGTGGAACTACAAAATCTAGCTATGGTAATAGCTTTGGATACAAAGGAAGAAAAACATCCAAGAAGACTTATCGTCGGCGTTTGTGGATCGCTACTACTGCAAAGACTAAGTATCGTTCTATAATGTCCAGACTTACAATTGCAACTGCTCCTACTGGTGGAATAACTCAATTGAATAGTGCATTTAATGCACTTAAAAACTTTGCTGGTGATCCTTTTTGGGAATCAGCTGGAGGAGCTCTTGATACTGAGGATGGGATCTTGCCTACGTTCTCTGGAGAAAGTATTGTTTTGCGAGGTGGTATGATAAAACTAATATGCAATAATGATAATTCTAATGTTGAACCTGTAAGAGTAAGAGTGTGGTTATACCATAATCACTCGGATTTCAGTGCTGGTAATTGGACTGGAACTTTTACTGCTGGGTTTGATCCTACTATGACTTTACAACCTTCAAAGAATTTGGGAAGGCTAAAGATGTACAAGGAATTTCTGATTGAGAATAATAATATGGGCGAAGTATCATACCGTGTTCCTATGATGGAGATTAATTCTGTAAATTATTTAAGTGATCTTCAAGGTTACTTCTGGCTTACGGCAGTGCATGCGCCTGGAGGGAACGCGTCAAATGTTACTATTGTCAACTCTTTTAATTTATCTTTTGTTGGTGATGTTATTTAAATGTCAACTATACCTAAGCGTAAGCGCTTACGTCAATGGTTGCGTGTTGTAATATTGTATTGTGAGCCGGGCGTTGGGGTCTAGTATTACCCCCAACGCCTGTCTTGTCTCCCTGTCTTGTTATAAAAGGAGGTAGTACCTCATGTTTGTTCAATGTCTTCATCTCGTAAAAACACACAACTTAGACACTTTTGCTTTACACTAAATAACTATGTCGAAGAGGAAGATGTGCCCCGCATCTCAGTTTGGTTCGAACAAGAAGCCAAGTACTGGATCATCGGGCGTGAAGTTGGTGCCTCCGGAACTCCGCACCTTCAGGGATACGCCTCACTTCTCCGACGCCATTATTTCAACTCTGTTTCAGATGTCCTCGGCTCTCGGGTCCATATCGAAAGGGCAAGAGGTACTGCTCGACAGAATCGAGAGTATTGCTCTAAAGGTGGAAACTTTATCGAAGGAGGTGAAATCAATGAAGGAGCAGCAGCCGGTAAGTCCCGTGATGAACTTGGTAGAGAATTCATGGCTGCCGTCGAACGAGGAAATAAAGGAGTGGTTGAATTCGCCGATTCCTTCCCCGGAACGTTCATCTTTTCCGGAGCTAACATGCTCAGAAACTCTCTTTCCCTTAAGCCCCCCGTGGAACGT